GATGAAGTTGGTGATCTTCTGGCCGTCCTTGGTCTTGCGGCCGGTGTCGCTGGCGAGCCGGAAGCTGGTGATCGCCACGCCGCTCGGGGTGTGTCTGAGCTCAGGGTCGGCCGTCAGCCGCCCTTGCAGTCCTGTGTGGTTATACATCAGCCTTGACCTCCTTGCTGGTTATGCTGCGCGGCAGCAGCGTCGAGGGAGTTGCAGATCTCGTCGTACTCCTGCCGGGTCAGGGTGGCCGGATCCTGCTTCTTGTACTTCTCGAGGATCCGGGCGATGGTGCGCTCCTTGGTCATGCCGGCGGCCTCTGCCTTCTTGTAGAGGCGGCTGAGCTGTGCCTCGGACAGGCGGCCAGAGCCCTGCCCCTGACGCTGCTGGCCCTGTCTGGAGCCGCCAGAGCCGCCCCCGGGGCCTTTACTCTGCGCGCCGAAGTCGCTGTTGTCGGGGTCGTCCTCACCTTGGTCGATGCTGAACTTCTCGAACAGGTAGTATTTCAGGGCATAGGTGTGGGCGGCCCCCTTGGCCTTGGCCGGGTCGTCGTTCCAGCCGAGGGCGTGGACGACTGCCTCCAGCGTCTCGTCGTCGTTGTCGAGGTTGATCCAGCGGATCGTCAGGTCGGCCTCGTAGAGGAACATGAGCTTGTCGCCGTTGTAGGTCTTGGTCTGCATGGTGATCCAGTAGACCGGGTCGCCGTTCTCGGCGTAGCGCGTGGCCTTCTCGCCGATGACCTCGAAGTCGACGCCGAGCTCGTTCATGATGGGGGTGATTTTCTCCCACACGTCGTAGATCTTGGCGTACTTGTATTTGACGCCTTCGCTGTGCTTCTTCTTGACGATCTCCGGGCAGGCTTTTCGCATTTCCACGAGCTTCTGCCGGAGCGTCAGACAGCGGGCCTCGATGGGAGGGGCCGCAGCAGCGGCCGCCTCCGGCTTTTTGGTCTCAGTTGCCATGTGGCACCTCCTTTAGATGTCGACCGTGAAGGTGGCCGGGGTCTCGTAGGCCGTGACGCCCTCCACGATCTCGCCGGTGCTCTGGATGGTGGCGATCTCGCCGGTGTAGGCGAGCAGTTTCTTCAGCTCTCCCCACTTGGCCGACTCCTCGACCTTGACGAGGTCGCCGTAGCCGTTTTCGCGCAGCCACGGCACCAGCTTGGAGTCGTCGACCGTGGCCTTGACGGTGCCCTTCTTGAGGGTCAGGGTGCCGGAGAGGAGCCGGTATTTCTCGGTCGTCTTGGTAGTCTTGTGGGGCACGGTGTTGAAGAAGTCGGCGAGGCAGGAGGTCAGGAAAGCGGTGCCGTTCTCCATGCGCCGGCGGGCGGCTTCGACCTTCTCCTCGATGGCCGCCTTCTGCTGGTCGGCCAGCTCCTTCAGGCGGTTGTACTCGCTGCGCTCCTCGGCGATCTTGCGGATGGCCCAGTCGGCACAGCGGTCGTCAGTGATGCGGAAGGGGGCGCGCTCGCCCTGTTCCACGGTGCCGAGGTCGACCTGCTCCAGCTCGTCGAGGGTGACGGCTGGCAGCACCTCGGCCGGGGCCTCTGCGGCGGCCGTCTGCTGCTCTGCGGCGATGGCCGCGGTGGTTTTATCGCTCATTGTGGGCCTCCTTTCTGTCTGGCGCGCTGGCCTTAAAGGTCAGCATGACGCCGCAGGTGACGGGCTTGACGCTCTCGAGCTCGACGGTGTAGCCGTTGCGCAAGTGCAGGATCTCGCCCGGCTTCATATCAGTTGCGGGTCTCATTCGTTTGGGCTCCTTTCTGCGAAAAAGCGATGGCCGCCGACCTCAGCGACGAAGATCTGGCTCTCGTGCCATGTGCTCGTCACGAGCGCCGGGTTGTAGAAGTACATGACAGGGGCGTCGATGGCGACCTCGCCGCGGTCAAATACGGCCGCGACGGCGTCCTTGACGCTCTGCGTGGGGTCGGGGCGGTTAGATGTATAGCTGTAAATCTCGACGGCCTCAGAGGGCTGCACGCCCTCTTTCTCGGCCGCGTTGAGGATGCACTGAGCGACCAGCATTTGCCCGGCGAAGCTCTCGCCGCCGGCTTCTGCCATGACGACGCGCTCCACGGTGTCGCGCTCGCTGGTGCTGAGAGGATAGCGGGCCGGGGCCTCGGTTGACTCCGGGGCCTGCGTGCTCGCTGCCGGTGTCGGAATAACGACCGCCGGCTGTTCTGCGGTCGGCGTGGGAAGGCCTGCGGCCGTTGGCCGGTCTGTCCCGATGGTCGAGACAGCCACGCCGATGCCGGCGACCATGACCGCGGCGGTCAGAAGGACGGCCGCCTGCTGGATCCGGGCCTTGGCACGGCGCCGGCGGCGTGTTATACTTTGAGTGCGGGATCCGTGAGCTGGCAGGCTGTCGGATTTTCTCGCAGGGGTCGCCCGATTGCAGCGGGCGGCCCTTTCTTTTGTTGCTTCCATGGGTTTCTCCTTTCACTGGCCCCGGGCTGCCATGAGGGCCTCGCAGGCCGCGAGGGTGTAGTCGCTGAACGCGGTCTCTCTGATGGTGTCGGCCGTCAGCAGGACGAGGTACTCGTCGTTGTAGTAGTCGATCTCCGGGTTACGTTCCCGGCAGAGGTCGAGCTTCCTGCGTGCGTATGGCTCGGAGCGTTCCCACAGGCTGTCGGGGATCCAGCGGCCGAGGTGCTCCTCGACGCGCTCGCGTAGCTCCTCGCTGGTGATGGTGATGGCCGGGGCCATGTTCTTCACCTCCGTGACATTCTGGCCGGGAGCGTCTGCTCCGGGCGGGTGATGGTTTTGCTGAAGCCCTGCGGCTCATAGCGGACGCCGGTGATCCGGCGACCGCTGACGCCGTACTTGGGGTTGTAGCCGAACAGGTTGACATAGGTGCAGAGGTCGTCCCGTTCCTCGTCCATGGCCTTCAGCACCTCGAACAGGGCGAGCACGTCGTCGATGGCCCGGTGGCTGTTCTGCACCTTGTCCTCGAGCTCGTAGGCGATGATCGCGTTGGCGAGCTTGTGAGGGTAGGCGCGCCGGTCTTTGTAGACCGTCAGGCTGTCCAGCCAGTCGAGGTGCCCGGGGTTGAAGCCCCGCAGCAGCTCCCGCAGAAAACAAGCGTCAAACTGCGCGTTGTGGGCTACCATCAGCACAGGGCCGGGCTTGACCAGCTTGAGGAAGCGGCTGACGGCCGTGCCGCTCTGCACGCCCTCGGTCTCCAGCAGCCGGTCGGTGATCCCGGTGAGGGTGACGATGTTCTCGGGGAGCTTCTCGCCCTCCGGCAGCTTGATGAAGGTGTCCATCTTGCCGGCGATCCGCAGGGCCCCGGTCTGCGTGCGTTCCACGCGCAGCGCCGCGAGCTCGATGATCTGGTCGTCTCCCGGGTTGAGGCCGCTGGTCTCCGTGTCGAAAATGACGAGGGCCTTGTAGCGGTCGAGCAGTCTGGAGAGATTACTCATGGGCCGCCTCCTTCTCCCGGATGGCCCGCAGCTTCCCGAGCAGGAAAGAGACCTCGGCCGCGAACTGTTCCCCGGTGGCGTAGGTGCCGCCGAACTGTTCGACCAGCTCCGCGACGATGGTGCCAGCTTCCTGCGGGCCGACTCCAGTGTCCTCGTCGCCATCCTCGACCGAGATCAGGAGATCGGAGTCCAGATAGCAAGCGGGGCGCAGGCCGTAGTAGCCGTAGTAGGCGAAGTTCAAGTGCAGCGAGCCATCGCTCCAGACGAGGCGGGCGCTATGCTCGTACCCATTGGCGGCGGTGCTGTATGCGGTAGAGAGCCACCACCAGTCGTCGGCGTTGGGGATTACATCGCGGTTGCGCCGGTACTGGTCAACGGTCAGCGAGAAGATGGTGACGGTGCAGGTGCCGTAGTCCTTCAGGCCGTCGTCGGCCGTCAGGTCGAGCTCGGTGGTGAGGAAGGCGTGCGGGCCCTTCACGGCGTCGATCAGGTTGCCGAGGCAGGGGCCGTTCATCCACTCTTTGCTGCTGGATGTGGCGAAGTTGTTGCAGTTGCTCTCGTCAAAGGGCTTGTTCGGGATCAGGTCGAGGCGCAGACAGAGGGTGCGGCCGCTGGCTTCGTGCTCCAGCGCGACCCATTTCTCGCCAGCATAGGGGAAGATGGTGCCGCGGGCGGCGGCCTTGAGGGCTTTCTTCATGGTTTTGCTCCTTTCGTTGTCTGCGGCCGGTCGTTCTGGCCGGGCCGCTGGTTGGGTAATGTCTCGCCGGCGCGCAGCCGGCTCTCACAATGTGGGCAGATGTAGCCGCCGCGGGGGATCTGCTGGTATATGCTCACATTCCAGTAAAGCCCGCAGCCGACGCACTTGAACTTCACGAGCTTCCACCCCCTTCCGAAGCCAGCGCAGCGAAGAAGGCCCGCCGGATGCGGTTGCGGTATTTCTTGCGGACGCGGGCCCGCTTCGCGTGGAGGGCGTAGTGGCGCCACTTGGGCGGGGCCCGGCACAGCAGAAAGTCGTCGAAAGCTCGGCCGATGGTATTGACGATGGTTTTCGCAGCCCATACAGCCCACTCGATCATGCGGTTGATGACCTCGATGATGTTGTCGAAGGCGTCGAGGATCCTCTGCACGGCCTCCGGGCTGAGCTTCATGCTGCTGGCGACCTCTGCGATGCGCTCGATGGCCTCCTCGGCAGCGTCGGGGAAGCGGTCGGCCGCGACCTCGACGAGGGCGGCGTGGGCGCCTCTGGCCCGCTGCATGGCCTCATAGTCCTCGGGGGTCATGCTGCCGTCGTAGGTGTAGGGGTTGGGCTGGTCGTCGGATCCGTCGACCAGCCGCTCGCTGAAGGGAAGCCCGGCCTCTGCTGCCGTCTGGCGCGCTGCCTCGATGTCGGCCCGGGCCTGCGCGAGGATGTCGTCATCGGCGAGGGCGTTGGTGCCGTTCTCGTAGTGCCAGCGGATGCCGGCGGCGATGTCGTCGATGGTCATGTCACCGAAGCGGCCGAGGTAGTAGCCGTTCAGGGCCACAGCTCGCGGGTCGAGGCGCAGGGCCTCGAGGGCGTCGTTGATGTCGTCGGTTTCCCACTCGTTGTTGCCGAGGTCGCTCCAGACGGTCAGGGCGTGCCACGAGCGGCCGGTGCGGTAGACGATCACCCAGCCGATGCCGTCGCGGATCTCGCTGGCGTACTCCCGGGCGATTTCTTTCAATGCTGCCATGCTGGTGCCTCCTCTCTGGTAATGTGGACGACCGTGACGAGGTCGTCGATGTCGTGCTTGGTGATGTAGGTGTCGGCCTCGGAGAGCCCGAGGTGCCGCAGCAGCGGCTCGGGCCCGTCCAGCAGGAAGGTGTGGACGGCCACGGCGTTCAGCCGGTAGACCGTCACCTCCACGATGCAGCGGCCGCCGTCGTCCTCCAGCTCGGCCGGGAACGAGGCCCGGCAGAGCAGAGAGGTGTCGAACTTGAAGCCGTCAGTCATGGTCGGCCTCCTTCCTCACAGGCTTGAGGTGCTTGACCTCGTCATACAGCTCGAGCCGGCGAGCGTCGGTTATGAACTCGAGCTGATGGGCCATATCCACGGCGCCGATGTACGACCAGTACCACGCTACACGGGCCTCCGGCGTGAGCGACGGTTTGCGGATCTCCCGCTCCGTCTCCTCCCGCATAGCGTTGAGACGCTTCTCGACGGTGTCGTCCATGTCTTTCCAGCTCGCTCCACAGTTGGGGCAGTATTGGAAGGGTGGCGTCATTTGGCCGCAGACAGGACAGTCGCCGAAGTTTTCGAGGGGGTAGAGGTCGAGGGCGTCGCCCTTTGGCTCCTCGTAGCCGTAGAGGCCGTTGCCGCCGAGCGTTCCCTGTGAACAGTTGAGGACGATGGCGTAGTAGCCGTTCCACTCGCCCCATCCCTCGGTGCGGAGCAGGTCGCTGACCTCCTCGAGGGTCAGCTTCCCGCGTCTCTTGGTGATCCTGACGACCGACCGGTCGTGGTGGTCATATTCTCGGGTGATGGTGATGCCTTGCTTCACTTTTCTCACCTCCTCAGCTCGCGCACGGCCGCAGGGTGTCGTTGTGGAGCTCGTAGCTCATGCGGCCGCAGGTAAAGCGGATGTAATTCCAGTCGGTGGAATTGTAGAGGGGGGCACGATCAGCTGCTCCGACTTCCCTGAGTTGGCGGTGCCGGTTGATCTCGTAGATGGGAGCGGTGCGCAGGATCACGACCATCTCCTTTGCGAAGCCGTACCAGTTGTAGAGGAGGGCCTTGGCCTCGTCGTCGGTCATCTTGTCCGTGCCGCCCGAGGTGGCGAGCTCGTCGTAGTCCGCTTGGCTGACGGCGTCAGCGTCCTCGTATGGCTTCCACTCCTGCTCTCGCTCGAGCTGCTTCTTCAGTCGCTCGATCTCGATGTCGCGGCGAGTCAGGTCTGCGGTGTGCTGGCGGCTTTCCTTGAAGGCTGCTGCATTGACTTCCCGCCGGATGCGCTCGGCGATGCCGTTGGCGTTTTTCTTGTACGCCTTGCAGAACTCGTCCTTGTCTCCATCGAACTCCATGTAGGCGGCCTCGATGGCCTTGTATTCGGCAGAGGAGGGGAAGTAGCCGGTGCGCTGCTCAAATTCTTCGATCATCATGGTGTTTTGCTCCTTTCGTCTTGGCCCGGCCTCGGCCGGGGTGCTTGACTTGGCTCCCTGAAAACGAAAAACACGGCCGCCGGCGGCGATCAGGAAGCAGCGCAGGCGCGCAGCTTGTCCATCTTCAGCGTCGGGGTCGTGTTCGTCTGTTTCATGGGGCCATCTCCTTTCTTCGGCCCGGCGGTGCCGGGTGTTCTTGGCTACTGTGCGAGGGTTGCGACCGATTTCTTTCCCCTGCGCTTGAAGCTCTCGCGGAGCCGCCTCTCGGCCAGCTCTGCGCTGTACCCCTCGCGCTGGTTTGCGTCCAGCTCGCCGGTCGCGCCGCGCTGGAGCTCCTTGTAGATCGTGGTGTAGTGGACGGAGAGGCGGGCCGCGATGTCGGCCGGCCGGTCTCCGATCAGGTGCCACGCCTCGATCTTCTTCCTGTCCTCGAAGGTCAGGTAGCGGTATTTTCCCGTCGGTCTCACCTCCGTCTTATGGGGTCGATATAAAAAGAAAAATGCACAGGCGACTCAGTTGAGTCTCTGTGCATTTAATAATACAGAGGGCGTTGCCGTTTGTCAAGGGTAAATGCTAAAAAAGTCTAAAAAATTTTTCAGCGGGCCAGAATGAGGGCCAGCTCCTCCCTGAAAAGCTGCTCGGAGCACAGAAAACCGAACATTTTGCGGGGGTAGCTGTTGAGCCATGCCTCGGCGGCCTTTACCTCTTGGGGCGAGAGGGTGGCGAGGTCTGTCCCCTTCGGGACGAGTCGCCGGATCAGTCCGTTTTGGTTTTCATTGGTGCCGCGCTCGCTCGGGGTGTACGGGTGGCAGTAGTAGACGGTCGTGCGCTTGCCCTTCCCGCGGCGCTTGCTTTCGATGCCCTCGGCGTCTGCGAACTCGGTGCCGTTGTCGCAGGTGATGGTCACGAAGATCCGGGGGAACAGGGCGCCCAGCTTCCGCTCGATGCCGTTCAGGGCCCGGACGACGCTCTCGCTGGTCTTGTCCTTCATGGGGACGATGATCTCCCGGCGGGTCTTGCGCTCGGTCAGCATGAGCCACGTCCGCTTGAAGCCCTTGCCGCTCTCGAGGCTGTCCATCTCCCAGTGGCCGAAGGTCGTGCGCGTGTCGACGATCTCCGGCCGCTTTTCTATGCTCTTGCCGGCCGGCTTGCGGGGGATGCTGCCCTCGGGCCGCTCGGGCTTCCGGCGGCGCTTGCCATGCTGCGGCAGCATTTCCACGGTGAGATCGTCGCCGAAGATCTCGGCCCGGATGTAGTTGTAGGCCGTGCTCGCGCAGATATGCACCCGGAAGGGCCAGCCGCAGACCTCGGCCTCTCCGATGGCTGCCTCGGGGCTGTACTTCTCGTCCCGGATCTTGCCGATCAGGTAGTCGGCGAGCTCGTAGTCGTTGCCGATCTTCAGCTCCGGGCCCTTCGCCCGCAGGTTGGCCTCATACCGAGCCTGCGCCCCGTCGGGGTTGTATCGGATCTCGGTCGTGTAGTCGCTGTTCAGGTGTTCATAGGTGCACCGCTTGAGCTCCCGGTAGATGGTGGTGTAATGGACGCCGACCTCCTTGGCGATGTCCACGACCTTCATGCCGGCGCGCCTGAAGGCGTCGATCTGCGTGCGCTGCGTTGGTGTCAGGTGGCTGAAGTGTTTCCCCATGGTGATCCCTCCGTGAAATAGAAAAAAGGGCGGCCGGCTGGCCGCCCTTCGTTGTCATCGCCTGTTGTATGCCGCGATCAGCGCCAGCGTCTCGTCGTCTGTGACGATGTCCTCGAGCCGGCACTCCAGAGCGACGCAGACCTTGAGGAGCGTTTTCAGCTTCGCCCCCGCGATGTCTCGGTCGTCTTGCTCGTAGGTCTGGAGCACTCGGCTGTTGATGTCGGCCTTCTTGGCGAGCTGCGACTGAGACAGGCCGCGATCCTCTCGCAGCGCCTTCAGGCGTTTCCCGGTGGTGATCGTTTCCATGTGAGCGCCTCCCCTTTTGTTTCGTGTGTCTTTACTATACAACATTTGTTGTATAAAGTCAAGAGGGGAGACAAGAGAAAAGCAGCGCGGCCGCTCTGGCTGCGCTGCTTTCATTCTTTTCCGAGCAGGTAGTAGATGGTCACGCCGAGGGCGTCGGCGAGGTACTCGAGCTCATAGTCGGCGACAATGCGGTCGCCGGTCTCGATCCTGCTGATGGCCTTCTGCGTGATGTCGAGCCCCGCGATCTGGATCTTGTACGCGAGGCGCTCCTGCGAGATGCCGGCCCGCTCTCTGGCTGCGCGGACGCGCTCGCCTGAGATATTGCACCGGCCTTCTGGCCTGTATATTTTCAAATACGCGCCGCCTCCTTTTCTGCCACTTATGCCAAAGATGGGTAGTGCAAGTTGACAATAACACGCCGCCCGTGATAATATTATCCCAAAGATGACTAAATACTAAAAAACGCAATAGGACAGACGAAAAGGAGGTTTTTTCAATGGGTTTACGTTTCCGGCGCAGTATTAAGATCGCTCCCGGCGTCCGTGTGAACTTGAATAAAAAGAGCACGAGCGTCACCTTCGGCCCGAAGGGC